AAAAGTTTTAATGCAGAATTTAAATTATCATCAACCCATTTATACAGTGAAGGTGCTTTTGTCTGCAATCCTTCTGGATCAAAAATATACATAGTAAAAGCTTCAGCAAATTGTTCAAATCTATTTTTTTTAGCATAGGTACTTACAAATTTAAAATCTCCTCTAGCACCAGTAAAACTAGAAGCACCAGAGCCTTTAAAATGTACCTGATGACCTATTTCGTGAACCATAGTAGAAAACCATGAAACATCTCGATCATGAATTGAACTTGAAGAAGGAACTTTTACATTTCTAAAAACATATCTAGATTTATCTCGTAAATCTTCATTTAAAATTGCTTTTTTCTGTTTTATAAACTTTTTGATATCTGTTTTATTTAAAGGTTTAGCTACTTCGTATAATTTTGTATTTACTACTGAACTAGTTGTAGTTGTATAGCCTGAATAACCTTTACCGCAAGGTTTTAACATATTTCTCATAACTCTTTCAAAATTTTTACCTTCGCCTTGTCTAATAGCATCTTTGACAGCAGAAAAATATTCTGACTGTTCTCTATTATCTGCAGCAGTTTGGAAAACGTCAAAAGCTTTTTCTGTAGTTTTTAACTGATCTTTAATAGCTTTTTTCGAATATCTTGCAATCTGGTTTTTATTCCATTTTTCATCACGCATAGCAAAATTATTAATTTGTTTAGTTTTTTTCAAAAATTCACGCATTTTTTTACTATTTTCTGCAGTTAATCCGCCTACACTTTCTAAACTAGTTAGTGAATCAGAAATCATTTTTTCAGTTCCGCCAAACTTAGCTGTATATTCTGCAGCTTTTTTAGTATCAAAAACTCCAGTAGCTATAGAGGTAAATGGTTTTTCTTTTGTTATGACTGGAGTATCTTTTATAAAAGATTCAGCTGTAACTCTAGGCTTACGTAATTTTCCATATTTTTTTTCAAGTTGTTCTAAAGTCAGTTCAGTTCCATCATTTCTAATTAATTGTCTAATAGCAGTTTGACCAGTGCTGCCTTTTTTTCTTGCTAATCTTCTAAAAAAACGTACGCGGTCTAAACTTCCAAGTGTTTTAATCTGTAATTCTTCATCTTGATTTAAAAGCCAGTCACCGTAAGCCTGATTCTGAGGAACTCTACCTGTAATACTTGGTCGGGTATCTAAAAAAGTTTCAGGTGGTTTTTCTAGTCCAGGATATTCTTTCTGTAATCCATCAAAATCAACTACTGGAACTGTTGTTGACCTGCAATTAAAATGCTGCGGTGGTGTTGGACCTTTGTTATATGCAAATTCTCTACCGTCTAATCTTTGACAAATGGGGCTTGTTCTAGAATCTAATGTAGCTACATATTCATATTTAGGAGCTACTTTTTTATTAGCAGCATAAACAGCCTGACTAGCTTCGTTTCTAACCTGATTTACAGAAGTTTTAACTATAGTCTGAACCTGATAGTTAGCTAATTTAATACTTTCACCGCCGCGACTAGCTAAACGTTTAACTGTCTGTTTTCCCATACTTCGGGCTGATTCAAATTCTAATTTTCCAACTAATCTTCTTGCTATCTGTTGAGTTGTTTGACCAGAAAATACACCAGATCTTATAGCTAAAGCTAGTTTTTGCTGTTGACCTACTGCTATTCCTCTAAATGCTTTTTCTACAGTATCTCCATTTGGTAAAGTAATTGCAGCACCTTGTCTCGCAGTTAATTCAAATTTACCTGAACCAAAGTTTATAAAATCATCTTCTGTAAATTTAGAACTGGTAAAAATATTAACTTGTGTAGGATCTGTATAAATTACTGATTCTGCATATTTTGGACTTACAGCAACACTATTTATTGGAATATTACCTGAAGCAGTTACTTTTTTTAATTCATCTACAATAAAATCACGCTGAAGTAAAGCTACACCTTGCAATTGATTTTTAAAATCTTTTGCAGATGCTTTAGACCAGGTATTAAGACTATCTTTTGCTTGTTTAATTATTGCTCTTAGTCTTTTTCTAGTCTGTGGAGCTATAATTACTGCTTCACCTGCTTTAGCCTGGGCAATATTTATTTGTTTAAGTTGTTTAGCAGCAGAAATAATTATTTTGTTATACGTAATTGCATATTCTTTAGCAACTTTATTACTAAATCTATTTAAATCAATTGTTTCTCTAAAAAATACCTCAGGAATAGACACATTAATTATCTTCCTCTATTGGTTCCATATCTATTAGTCCACCATTCTGGGTGCTTTCTAGTTCTTCTTCTACATTAAAATCATCTCCGAGTACTTCATTTTCTGATAATTGATCTAATAATGTTTTCTGGCTTATAGTTCCAGCAGTATAAAGTGCAAGTAGAGCCTGTATTTCTTGAGGTTCTAATCTAGCTGCTAAGAAGTCTCTATTAACAAAACAGTTACCAGAAGAACTTTCATTTAAATATTCAGAATGAAATTTTAAACAATTATCAATTAAATCCTGCATTTGCTGAGCTATAACCTGCATAGTACTATCACCCTGACTCCGATCAATTTTTTTAGATTCTGCTGTTTCTGCAGATAATTTTTGACCAAGAACAGCTGCTAGTCCAAGTTCATTTATTTGTTTTTCTAACTGGTTTAATCTTTCAAACTGACTGCTATAACTATTACCTGTAGGTTCTATATATTTAGCATCTGATTCACTCGGTAAAGATAGAGCTTCTCCAGGTCCTGCAGAAACTTCTTCAGCACTTGCAGGAAAACCAAAAAATGCAAGCATAGGCACAGATGAAATATGAAGCTGATTATCTAAATCTGATTGAATTTGATAAGCTTTTAAATTTAATTCTGCTATATCTGCTAGAGGTGGGCGTGATTCAAATAGACCAGTTCTATTAGCATAAGCAACAGAAAAAGGTATTTTGTCTAAAGAAGTAGTTCCTTCATCAAATAAAGAATATTCACTTTTTTTATTTTTTCTATGAATTTCATATCGACCAGGCTCTAAAACTCTAACCTGTTGTATTACCTGCTCACCGTATTTTCCTTTTGGTTCTATTACTTTTTCTAATAATCTTAATTGAGTTAGTTGCCTTGCACCATCTACAATTTCAGTTCTCCAGCCTAAAATGTCACGAGGCGTGTAAGTTACCCAGTAAGGTCGAGTTTTATTTCCTTCTTTCGGTGCATCTACTAAAATTCCTACATGACCATATCTAATAGCTATTCTTGTAGTGTTATAAAGCCACACATTTAAATCGTTCCCTTCTAAATCAACATCAAATAATTGAAGTCTAACTAAATCAGAAATATCATCTAATCTAATTGGTTTTCTAGTTAACATACCAGCTAACATTCTTTCCAATCGTTGGTAGTAGGGCGGACAAACCGAGCGTGCCAATCGAGCATCATAGGAATCATCAGTTTCCCGCGGTTCTTGAAAAAGATATTTTCTATGCTGTGATCTTATTGAAAAAGTTCCTTCGTTTAAATCTTCTATTAACCCCCAATGGGCAAGCATACGCTGATAAGCAGAATTAGGAGAATCTACATCAGAAACTGCTAGAGCAACTGGATTATTATAAATTGATTGAGTGCTATACACAGTTTTTCCTCATAATACCACTTACTAATAAATTCTAATACCAGTTCTGGCACCTGCCCGAGAATAAACCATATTAAATTCTCTATAAATAAGATAACCTAAAGCATCATTCATGTGGTCATATCCATTTTGTTTATCAGGATCGCCTGTTCTTTCATCATAACTTTGAAGTTCTAAACATTCAATTAAGCGTCTGCAACTGGCATGAATCTCCATACGCACCCGTCCTTTGGAGTTTTCCAACATTGCTTGTACTGTAGCCACTCTGTCTTTGATGGGCGGATTACTTCTGAGCGCCATGCTTGTAAATCCATAACTTTCAAGAATTGCAATATCTGTTTTTGAAGCGTTGATTGTTGATCTTGCGGAACCAGAAGCATCAGGATAAATTAATATTTTGTTCGAAGGATAGCGTCTACGTAATTCTTGCGCTAGAGCATCAGTGTCTTTTTGTTTAGAAATTTCATCAATAATATATAATTTTTCTCCTTCCTGCACTCCTATTACGCAGTTACAATTCATAACATTAAAATCGATTCCAACTTTTAAAATTTCATGTACTGGGTCAAAGTGTAATTTATTTATTACATGCTTAGTCCGATCAAATCTAGAATAGACAGCGCCTGTAGTTAGGTTAGTAAAGTTTCCATTTAGATATGCCTGGATTAACTGGGGTGGATAGTTTTCTAATAAAGAATCAATAAAACCTTCTGGTAAATATGGATTATCACTAGTTTTAGCTTTTATTAATCTAGTATCTTCTTTTGCATTTTTTTCGAAAGTTTCAAACGCCCAGGAATGACCTTCTGGAGTAGTAGTAGCATAAAATTGCTGAACATTACCAGATCTTAATCTTGCTAAAGCCATATTCATGGCCTGTTCTGCATCTCGTTTATTAACAGTATCTGCCTCATCAAATCCTACTGCACATAAATTTTGGCCTCGAAGGCGCTGATAAGTAAGAATTGTTCTAAGTAAAATTGTATGGGTTCCTTCCTGAAACGATAAAACATATTCTGGAAGTGGACTAGCTCTAAATGTATATGGTATTTCCCATTCTTCTAGTAAATCATTCATAGTCCGCATTAAAATATCACGGAGCATAGGAGACGTAGGTTCAAAAACAGCTGAAATATGACCAACATTCATTGCTGCAAGCATAAAAGATTTAGATACTAAAGCATAAGTTTTACCTGCACCGAATCCACAGACTAACGCTAATTTTCTATGTTCAGTATCATCACAGAATTTTTCTTGATGCGGTAATAAATTTTTTTTTATTTTAGTAACTACTTCTTCTGCAGAAGGTAGTTCATACATACCATTTCCGCTTAATACATGACCTTGTTTAACAGAATCTAAAAAACTCACGAGCAAAGATCAGCTAATTTTGCAGCAGTATTTATAGCACCAAGAGCAATATGAAACTGGCCTGCGCGTCTAGCTTCCATTTGCAAAGTAGAACATTGAGCTAATAAATCAGCAATCATTTGTGGTCTTTCAATATCCCAATCTTTTTTAATATCTTCTCTAGCTTTCTTTAAATAATTATCAACTGTAGCTTCTGACACCCCCCAGTTTTCCCTAGCATACCTTAAACAATCTGATCTTCTTCCACCTGTTGCTATTATCCGAGAAAGCTTTTGTACTCTAAGATCTATCTCAATTTTGCTTGATTCAGAAGCTGCCATTTAATTATTTTCTGTTTTAAACCAGTGGTTATATATTTCTAATGCTACACGTTGAGTCATAAAAGGGGGAACTGACATACCCATAACATACCTTGGGTCAGACTTTAAAAAATTAAAATCTTCTGGAAAAGTCTGTAATCTTTTATTTTCTTCAGCACTTAAAGTACGAGGCGATTGCCAATGAGTCATACCAGAATTTGCAAGAATAGTTGGAGAAGGTTGATTAGGATTCAACATTCCATAATTAAAAAAATAACCTTTACTATGTGCTTTAGATAAACTTTGTCCAGGCTTTACTTTATGCCACAAAGCTCTAGCTGCAGGACCTATTGGTTTTACAAATGATTCTGAAGTTATTCCTTCGAAAGCAGTTTTACAAGAAATAGGTCTTTCTTTAAATGTAGGTTTAAAAGGTTTTAGATTTAAATCTAATCTTCTAGCAATAAAAAAAGTTCTTTCTCTTTTCTGCGGAACGCCCATAGCAGCAGAATTAAATAAAAATAACTGTGTTTCATATCCAGCTTTTCTTAAATCATTGAATATTTCTTTTACATAACCTCGAGCATTACCAGCTATAAGACCTTTAACATTTTCTGCTACTACTATTTTTGGCTGAAGTAGTTTAGCGGTTTGAATAAAATGAAAAAATAAATCATCTAACCTTTGATATTTCTGACCTTCTCTAAATTTGAACTCTTTACCCCATTTTTTTTCACGCTTGCCTGCCATGCTAAAAGTAGAACAGGGCGGAGAACCATCTAAAATATCTAAATTTTTTAATTCTTCTGGTATATTTTCTAGTTTATTAAACTCCTGGACTCCCATTTTATAACTAAATTTAGGATTATGATTAGCTCTATAGATATTCATCATCTCCTC